TTCTTCTCCTAACTGTTCGGCCCGCACGTCGCAAATGCGGGATGACACCGATTTTAGGAGAGGGCCGGGCGGTTCTCCTAACGCCGCCCGGCATCACACACGCAAAGGAGGCGCGTGATGGATGACAAAGAGGTGTTCGCCGCATTGGCGGCGGCGTTGAAGCCGATGAACACAACGAAGGACATCGCGGACAACTGCGGCATCAAGGAAGGCACCCTGGCGTACTGGCGTAGCGCGGGCATCGGCCCGAAGTTCGTGAAGGTGGGACGAATCGTCATGTATCCGAAGGAGCAGATGATCGCCTATTTCGCGCAACACCTGTACCAGTGCACGGCCGAATACGAGGAAGAGGTGGGCGCGTGATGACCGACAACGACTGGCGTACCGATACCCCGTGGCCTGACCCATGGGAAGAAAAGGAGAACAAATGAACAACATCCGCAAAGTCTGCGTCGAAGCGATATTCAGGGAATTTGAGGACCATGGCGACGCCATCAGTCCGGCCTGCGGCGACTTATGGGACGAAATCGAAGCAAGGCGTTCGCTCGGTCACATCGTCGGATACGTCGACCTCGACGTGGCCGACCTCGTGGACATCGTTATCGACACCATCAACAAGGAGCTGATGTGATGAAGGCCCTTGCCCACGTCATCCTGCACCAGCTGCTGTTCGCGGTGTGGTTGCTGGCCATGTGGGTGCTGTATTGCACGCCGGCGTGCACGCATCCGATCGAACATCTCATCGCCGCGCCGTTCGCGGTGCTCATTCCGACGGCCGTCATCATGCGTCGCCTGTGCTCCGACCCCCGCTTCGCGCGCTGGCTGGACGAGCAACGGCAGTGAAGGACTTGGACGGTTCCGCACACATTGCGGCATGGACGTGGTTCGTCATGCGCGGCCATGCCGGAACCGCCCGCGCGTCAAGGAAAAGACGTTAAAACCAGCCGGACGGGTCATCTTCTCTCTTCTCCTCCCGTCCGGCCTTCGCCGGGGCCCGCGACAGGATGCGGGCGCCATGGATCGGCGTGTTGAGGTCACGTCGGCGGATGGATGCGCGGTTCGAATCCGCGCCCCGGCACGACATCAATCCAAAGGAGGCAAACGTTGCCAAGCAAAACACCAAGCAGGCCGGACGGCGAGAAGTGGTTCGAATGGCCACTCACACCCGCCAGCGTCGGCATGACGGCCGCCGAACTGATCGGCGAACTGTACGAGACCATCAGCGCGCTCAACCGCGACCGTGGCTGGAACCTCACCATGGTCGCGCCGGCGCGCTTCGGCGAGATCGTCATCGACCGCGAGGCCGGATGCCTGCGCGCGAAATGCGCGTGGAAGGCCAAGGATCCAAGCCAGCTCGGCCCGGAACCGGCTGGATATGTGAAGGGAGCCTGACATGGCCATAGGGGAGACCGTCATCACCATCGTCGGCAACCTCACCGCGGATCCGGAACTGAGGACCACCGGCCAGGGCGCGCAGGTCGCCAGCTTCACCATCGCCAACACGCCACGCCAGTACAACCGGCAGACCGGACAGTACGAGGACGGAGACGCGCTCTTCCTCCGCTGTTCGGCATGGAACGACCTCGCGCAGCATTGCATCCAATCTTTGTCCAAGGGTATGCGGGTCATCGCCCAAGGCAGGCTCAAGCAGCACTCGTATCAGGCGCAGGACGGCACCAATCGGACTGTCGTGGAGCTGCAGGTCGACGAAATCGGGCCATCGCTGCGGTACGCGACGGCGCAGGTCGCCCGCATCAGCCGCCAGGGCGGTCCCGTCTACGGCAACCCCGCATCGCCGCAGCCGACCGTCAACACCGGCGTCGGTGGCTGGAGCCAACGGCCGCAACAGTCGGCGCAGACACAGCAACCCGCCGCGCCGCCGGCCGATGATCCGTGGGGCGCGCCGGCGGCCGACCAATCGTCATTTGGGGACTTCGGCAAACCGGATCCGGAACCGGAATTCTAAAGGAGGAAGCAATGAAAGCCAGCGAACAGCAGGTGCTCATCCCGCAGGAAGCGACACCGGACACGCTCATCGACCTCATCGGCAAGACGCAGCAGGTCACCAAGGCCGCGGCCGTCGTGCTCAAGGCATGCCGCAACGTCATGGACACCAAAAACAAGCAGGAGCACATCGACAAGTGGGGCGGCATCCACGCCATCACCGAAGCCGTGTACGACTGCGCAGACCTCGCTCAGCGCATCCTCGACGCCGGCCTGGCCATGGAGAACATGTGCGCCAAGCCCGCCACGTCACGGCAGATGATCCTCATCGACGACCTGCGCCGCAGCCTCGACATGGAGGATGGCGACGTGGAGGCGTCCATCGACCCGGACACCGGCGAGATCGGCTAAGCCTCCAAGGAACCCGAACCACGGAAGGAGAAGAAGAATGTGGTTCATCATCGACGACCAGATGGCCGACGACAGGCGCATCCGACGCCTACCGCTCGCCACCGTGGGCCTGTGGGTCAAACTCTGCGTCATCCACTCCAAAGGCGTCTCGATGCAATCGAAGGACCCGTCGGCGTATCCCGGCCACTTCGACCAGCTCGACCTCAAGGACGCCGGAGGCACCATGCGCCAGCTCCAGCAGCTCATCGATGCGGGACTCATGGAGGAGCACGACGGCGGATGGCGTCCCGTCTACGCCGAAGGCATCTGCAGGGAGCCACGAGTGCTGACCGAAGAGCAACGCGAGGCGCGCCGAAAAGCCGGAAGCAAGGGAGGCCGCCGTAAGGCCGCCAACCAAAAGGCCAAGCAAACGTCGGGCGACTTGCCGGAAAACAGCCAAGCAAACGGAGAGCAAAACGGTAGCAAACCTTCTAGCAAGTTGCTAGGGGACAGCCAAGCAAAAACATGGCATAAAACCGATACCGATACCGATATACCCTCTCCGACCCCTCCCGCCGGCAAACCGAAGCAACCCGCCACGCCGGAATCCGGCTTCGACCATTTCGCCGAAACCTATCCCGGATCCGTCGGCGCGAAAGGCCGCAAGACCGAAGTCGAAGCCAGAGCCCTGTACGCGGCCATCGCCGGAAACCCCGTCGAACTGACCCGACTCCAGACCGCGCTCCGCCGCTACAAGCACGCCGTCAACGACGGCCAAATCCGCAGCGGCCACATCCCACGGCTCAACACATGGCTCCGCGACCAGTGGAAGACCTGGGCGCCCGAACCAGTCCCGTCAACACCAATCCACAAGCACAACTGGAACTGCGAACACGTCCACCAGCTCATGGATCCGCACGAGGACGAATACGACCACACCGGAAGCCTCCGCAACGGCAACCCAAGCGAATGGTGGAAGGCATGCCAGGCGTGCGCAGACGAACTCAACAACCAAGAAACCAGCAAGGAGAAGCAATGAGCAGCTACCAAAGCAACCAGATCAAGCTCATCAACACGAGCCTGATCGACCCCCACCCCGACAATCCACGCAAAAACATCGGCGACGTGAACGACCTCGCCGCCAGCATCAAAACCAACGGCCTCCTCACGCCCCTCAGCGTCGTACCCAACGGCGAGCGCTACAGGGTCATCGCCGGCCACCGCAGACTCGCCGCATGCAAACAGGCCGGAATAAGAGCCGTCCCATGCTTCGTACTCCAGCTCGGCCCATTGCAGCAGCTCGAGGCCATGGTCACCGAGAACTGCCAGCGCGAACAGCTCACCGTCCTCGAGGAGGCCGACGCCATCCAGGGCATGCTCGACCTCGGAGCCACCACCGCCGCCGTCGCGCACAGGCTCGGCCGAAGCGCCGACTATGTGCGTGACAGAGCGAAAGCGGCGAGCATCAAGGCGGACGTCAGGAAGACACGCGACGACTTCGACCAGCTCACCATCGGCCAACTCATGGCCATCGCACGATACGACGGCCAGCCGGACCGTCAGGAACGCCTCGCGCACGCCGCGGGGACCTCGAACTTCGACTACATCCTCCACAACATCGAAGTGGAAGATCGCCGGAGCCAGTGGTTCGCCGATGTCTCCGCGCTCCTCGCCACCGGCACCACCGGTCTCAACGTCATCGAGGATCCCGGAGAGACCTTCTCGGATTCCGAATGGCATTACTCCGGCGCCATCTTCCCCGCCGCGGGCACTCCGGAAGAAACCATCGAAGAGCTCCGCAAGCAGAATCCAGACGCGGTCTCCGTCCATGAAGCGACGCAGACGATATACCTCTGGGATCGTCGTGATGCGGCCGCCGAAGCCGAAAAGGAAGCCCAGCGAGCCGCCGAACAGGCCGAACGCGACGCCCGACAGCACGTGCTCGAGGAATACGCCGCCACGACGGCTGACAAGCGCATGGCATGGCTCCACGGCCATCTCCATGCCATCAAGCGCGCCAAGCTCATCGAGACCACGGCAAGGCTCGGACTCCTGCAGACAATTGACCCGGACCCGACCGGCTTCACCAAAGACCTACACACCTGGAACGACGCCGCATGCGCCCGGGAACAGTTCGCCGCCATCGCCGGCATCAAACCGGAACAGGCGCTCGCGGAACTCCACACGCACCTCGACTCACCGGACTGGCCGACATACGCGGTCATGATCCTCACCGCCAGAATCGAATGGTTCATCAGCCCAAATGACTGGGACTGGAGTGGCGACGACAACGTCAGCCGCCGCATCCCCGGCTATTACCTGATCCTCCAAGACCTCGGCTATGAGCCATCCGACGACGAGACCGAACACCTCGACCAGCTTGTTGCCGCCATCACGGAAGAAGACGAGGAGGAAGACGAATGACCAAGGAACAGATCAACAGACTCGCCCAACTCATCACCGACACCGCGGAAACCGCGGCGAACATCGAACTCCAGGCGCTCGCCGGCGGCAAGGCCGATAACGGCATCGCCGCGATGGCCTCCGGACTAAGAACGAACTGCACTTCATGTCTGGTGCTGGTCAACGGCCTGATGCAGGAAGGAGCGCGTTGTGAGTGAGTTCGAGGACTCGAAGCGCATCGCTTTGGAACGCCAGGGCTGGCATTGCCTGCGCTGCGGGACGAACATCCACGATCCGTCACGATGGCCCGGACGAAGCGGCCATCACCGTCAACTGCGTCGCGCGGCGAATCCGGATGTGCGGCATAGTCCCGTCAACATCATCGAGCTGTGCGGCTCGGGGACGACCGGCTGCCATGGGTGGGTCCACCAGCATGTGGCTGAGGCCGAACGGCTTGGACTGATCGTCCCGCTCGGCATAGATCCTCTCTCCACCCCAGTGCGCGACTGGCAGGGGAGATGGCTCTGGCTCAACCAGGACGGCACGGCCACGCCATTGACCATGCGCGAAACATTGACAATTCAAACGGAAGGAATGACAAATGCACGAGAATAACGGCAAACCGGAGGCGCTGCTGTGGATCGACTTTGAGACCACAGGCGTGGACAGGCGCAAAAGCCTGCCATTGGAGATCGGTATGGAATGTACCGACATGCTGGGCGAACAAAAGTTCGGATCATTGTCCCGCATCATCCGCCCGGACAGACTCGACCTCCTGTCCATGAGCCCCGTCGCCTTCTCCATGCACACCGACAACGGCCTGCTGTTCGAACTCATGGGAGACTCCGTGCGCAATGACAGCATGGTCGTCGTGGCCAACGCCGTGGAGGAATTCCTTGACTCGCTCTCCCAGCGCTTCTCCCTCGTCCCCGCGGGGACCAACGTGGACTTCGACCTTGACTTCCTCCGCCGACTCAACCTCAACCCTGACGCGTGGCTCACCTACCGCAAATACGACATGGCCACCATCCGCCGACTCGTCACCGTGCTCGGCGCCCCGGATCCATACCAGGGCGACAGCGGCCCGCACCGGGTGAAATCCTGCATCGCACGCGACATCAAAGACTACAAGGCCATGCTCGAGACACTCGCCGTCAAGACGGGAGACCACAAGTGAGAAAGACCATCAGCCACCTCGCCGACCGGCTCGGAGACGCCATGGCCACGCTGTTCACCCTCCTCGCGCTGCTGCTCATCCCGCACGCCGTCATCAGGGCGATCATCGGACAGGCGCTCCACCAGTGGACACCAATCACGTGGCTCGCCATCCACACCGCACTGACCATCGCGGCGCTCGCCACCAGCCTCGCCAGCTACGCGATCGCCGCACTGCTCGCACCGCCAAGACCGGAGACCTACCAATGACCGAAGACCAGCAAGACCAGCTCGTCATCAGCCTCGACACGCAATACGCCGTCGCGCACGCCATCTACAACCGATTCCACGCCAACGGCCACCGCAAACACCTCACGTGGGAAAACCTCGACGACGACGGCCGCGAACCATGGCGCCTGATAGCCAAGGACGCGATCACCGAGATGCTGGCCAGCCCGGAGATCGGAGGAACGGCATGAGCCACACCGCGATAATCCTCCTGGCGCTCGCCTTCCTGATCGGCTGGATGGGTGGCCGGGAATGAGCATCATCGTCCCATTGCACAAGTGGCGGTCGGCCGACCCGGCCATCCTGATCGGCCGCCGCTGCATCGCCCAAACCGACCAGGACGTCATCATCGACGGACGGCTCGAACTCATCCGCCGTCCGGACGGCACCGCCAGCCTCCGCTTCCAGGGCATCGGAAACGACATCATCGACCACGATCCGAACACATGTTCCAACAGCATGGGCGACGGCATACGAAGCCTCGCCATCTACGGAAAGGAATGAAATGCACACCGTCAGAATCGCCACCAACCCACGCAAATGGCGCAGACCCGCACCCTGCCCGGCATGCCGCAAGTCACAGCCGCTCATCCTGACCCTCGGCACCATCTACAAACTCCGCACACGCAAACCGGACAACACTATCTACGGCTGCATCTGCCCCAACTGCCGGCACAAATGCATTCTCCACGTCGACGGCAGAAGCCTCAACAAAGCCATCCGCCTCTGGAACCACCACGCCAGCCATCAAAGGAACGAACAATGAGAAACACCATCTGCGCCACACTTACCGCCATCACCCTCACCCTCTGCACCGCGCTCGCAGGATGCGGAAGCGCGTCGGAGCCTTCCACGCCAGCGCATGCGGTCAAACCCATCGACTCGCAATGCTCCGCCGGGGCCGACGTATTCACGGAATGCGTCATCACCTTGACCGACACGAGGAAAGTGGACTGCGTCGTCTACTCGGGCGACAAGCAGGGCGGCCTGTCATGCGACTGGAGCCATGTGAGCGGCGCGGACAAGGAGCCGGCAAGATGAGCTACAACGTCGTCACCACGGAAGGCGTCAGAACGTTCGAGAACATCGACGATGCCGGCGACTACGCGCAGGCCATGTCCTTGAGGACTGGCGAGCCGGCCAAGGTGTTCCATGCCGAGACCGGACTCGTCGCATTCACCGTCCGCCCAACCACGAAGGACACGAAATGAGAATCAATTTCAACAGTAAGGATGGCGTTTTCGCCATCAAAGCCGAAAACGAAGAGGAAAAAGCCCAGCTCAAAACGTCGGCGGTCGCCATCTGCAATCTCATCATCGATTTTTTCGACGGTGAAGTCCAAGAAATGAAGGCGGCGAAGGAATGAAACGCATCACACTCAAGGACGCAAAATGAGCAATCGAAGTTATTTGGTGCCAAGGCCGCCAGCGTTCGACCATGAGCATCCCAGACCGAAGGAGGAAGGCGAGGTGCTGTACTGCGGAAATTGCCAAAAATGGTACGTATCATGGTTTCCCCTCACCGAAGTCAAAACCATATGGGGCCGCCGCCCCGAATGGTGGATACGCATCTTCCACCGCAAACCATACGAGACGATCATCCAGCAAATACGAAGGGAAACGAAATGAAAGTCAAGAAAACCCTCATGGACATGATCATCAAATGGCATCAGGCCGGATACAGCCTCGATGAGATCGCGCCACTGATGCCACAAGTCCCCAAAGAGGAAATCAAAGCAATCATCCAACACACCCGCGAATAACAAGAAACCCGACCTTCCGGCCGGGCTCCTGGCATCACCACAAACCAGACTACACCCGCCGGAGGGAATCGAACAAATGAACGAACCAACCAACGAATCCCAACCAACACCAAACCAGACACAACCAACACAAACCAACCAAAACAAGCCAGCGCTCGCCGGCATGTGCCAAGTGTGCGGCGGGGAGTGCAATCTTCGCAATACGATGTGCGACAAGTGCGAGGCCGGCATTAGGGGATGGCTCCGCGACTATCCGTCACGGATTCATGCCCTACGTGAGTTCCTGGACAGCACCGCACATTATGGTGGCCATCAGCCGGGCCGGACCAATTTGGCTTCGGCTCCGACGCCGGTCAGGTTGTCTGTGATCGACCATCTGCAGGAGATCGATGATTTGGCCGTCGCTCTTTGGCGGCGGTTGTATGCTCCGCCGGCCATGCCATGGGCCGATAGCAGGATTCATCCGTCCGCATCGAAGTGCCTGAGCGTCTGCGCGGATTGCAATCGTCTTTCACGATTGCCGGACATCGGTTTGATATGGCACGACTGGGAGCGATTGGTGCGCAAGACGATGAGCATCATCGACGTGCCACCATCCAGGCATGGCATCGGCAGGTGCCTGAATCCTCTGTGCGGCGTGGAGCTGACCGCCGAAATCGGCGCGGTAAGCGTTGACTGTCCGGTGTGCGGCAACACTTACCGCGTGGTCGACGTGCGATTGGGGTTCCTGCGGGAGTGCATCGAATCAGGCAGGGCGTTCACGGCGGGGGAGTGCGCGGAGCTGCTGCGCGAATGCGGGTTCCAGTGCAATGCGAACACGATTCGCTCGTGGCGTAAGCGTGGCAGGCTTCAGCCGGCCGGTGAGAACGAGAAGGGGCGGCCATTGTACCGGCTTTCGGATGTGCATCGGCAGGTGTTGCGACGCGATTCGATTTGACAAAATCGAAAGTGCAACGCACAATTGTCAGTGGATTAGAGGGTCCAAACCGATACACACGGTTTGGACCCTCACTTATATCCTCCAATGGATTCTCCTGATTCACTTGGGTTGCAGTCCCGTCCTGTCCGAACGGCATATCGGACACGCTCCGCCCACTCCCGTCAGAGTGGACATACCCCAATGTGGCAGGCAAGCCAATCCCGTGCTTCCGTGATGCGGTGAAGCTCAAATCCGCCTGTCCGAATGCCTTCGTAGGAATCAGTGGTAGATCGTACCGGCCGCGAGTCTTTATTGGATTCTCTTCCTTGTGGCCGCGTGTAGACGCGGGTTCGAATCCCGCCGAAGGCACCCATGAAACAAACCCGGGGTAGGGGTATTCGCAGATGATGTGGAGCCCCTACAAGACACGGGAGTGTCCATATATGGGAGCCCCTATACCGGCATTCCAGCAAACCAACGGCGAAGATAATCATTGATAAATCCACGGCACCCCGGGGCCCATACACGTTGGAGGCCACATGAGCAAGCGGCGCAACGAGCGCGTCAGCAACGGCTGGCGGCGCAGACAGCTCAGGGCAAGAGTGCTGGCCGCATACGACGTGTGTGCCATCTGCGGCAAGCCAGTCGACAAGACATTGAAGACACCACATCCGATGAGCGCCGAAGTCGACGAGCTCGTACCGGTCTCACGCGGTGGCGATCCATACAGCTTCACTAACTGCAGGCTCACGCACCGCAGATGCAACAGGATGAAGAGCGACAAGACAGACGAACACGCACGAGCGCTGCTGGCTGGCAGACAGGAAGTGAAATCAAGTTCGATGCCGTTCAAAACGTTTGGCATCTAGTCTCCGATGACCAGGGCGGGGACCCCGGGTACACCCCCTTCCGGTCGCCTCGGGTGCAGTGCCGATATCCCTCCCGGAATGCAAACGTCGGAAACAGGGAAACAACGAAAGGTCGGAAAGCGAGGGAAGCGCCGATGAAGTGCGAACTCTGCGGCAAGGAATTCCAGCCTTCCGGCCATGGGCGGCCTCAGAAGTACTGTTCCAAGTCCTGCCGCCAGAAAGCCGATTATCGTCGGAAAAAGAACAGGCCCGCACAGGACCGGAACAGTAAGCCGCCCGTCAAAGCCATGGAAACGAAACAGAAGCCGGAGCAGGATCTCGACCAGCGGAGTTTCGAGAGGATGATGGACGGCAGCATGCTGGACATGCTGCGCGCCAACCGCGACCGACTGCAGAAGGCCATGGACGACACGTCCACACCGGCAAACGCACTGCCAGCGATCAGCCGCCAGCTCATCGACGTATGCGAACGCATCGAATCGCTCCAAGGCGGCGGTCTGACCGACCTGCTGGACGATGAGGAAGACGAGGTGACGGACGATGTCGGAGCGTCGATTGTCTGAAATCGCCAAGGTCCTCCGCCAGCCGGAAGGCATCGTCGGCAGCGAGTTCACTCGAATCAACAAAGCCGCGCGCAAGGCTGGCATCCGTTTCGACTTGTGGCAGCAGGGCTTCTTGTGGCTTCTGTTCGCCAAGAACGCGGAAGGCAAGTATGCGTGTGGCGCGGACGGCGCCGTGCTGTCCAGCTGCAGGCAGATCGGCAAGACCTTTACCGTCGGCACCGCGTTGTTCCTCAAGGCGATACTCACGCCGAACCTGAAAGCCATCTGGACCGCTCACCATACTCGCACCAGCGACGAGACATTCGCGGACATGTGCGAGATGGAGCGCAATCCAGTGCTCGGCCGGTACGTGGAACGCATCCGCAGGGCGAACGGCCAACAGGAGATCACGTTCACGTCCGGCAGCCGCATCATGTTCGGCGCCCGCGAAAACGGCTTCGGCCGAGGATTGCACAGCGTGGACGTGGCCGTGTTCGACGAAGCGCAGATCCTCACAGTGCGCGCGATGGACAATATGATTCCGGTTTTGAACACGAGTCCTAATCCCCTGGTCGTGTATATGGGCAATCCACCCAAGCCGGGAGACCAGTGCGAGGCGTTCACGGAGAAGCGCATGCACGCGTTGAACCATGACGGGAACCTCCTCTACGTGGAGCTCGCCGCCGACAAGGATGCGGATCCGGACGACCGCGAACAGTGGGCTAAAGCGAATCCCAGCTATCCGAAACGTACAAGCGAACAGGCAATCATGCGCATGCGCAACAACCTGTCGGAAGATTCATTCCGTCGCGAGGCGCTTGGCATATGGGATGAGACCGCCACCGCGTACGCCATCAGCCCGGACCTGTGGCAGGCCGCGGCCATCGACGACGTGCCTGATGGGGGAACCGTGAGCTTCGGCATCGACATGCCTCCGGACAGGAGCGTGCTGACCATCGGAGCCGCGCTACGGTACGCGGACGGTTCGGCCGTCATCCAGATGGCGAACATCAAGGACGCACGGCAGGCGGGAACCATGTGGGCCGTGGACTGGCTCGCCGAACATTGGCCGAAGACCGCCAGCGTGGTCATCGACGCGCAGTCGCCCGCTATGAGCCTGCTGCCCGAACTGAAGAAGGCGCATGTGAGGGTCACGGTGACGAACATGCAGGAGATGGGCCGCGCGTGCGGACGCTTCCTCGACATGCTCAAGGCCGGAACGCTCAAGCATCCACGGGACGAATACCAGCCGCAGCTGGCCGCAGCCGTCAAGGGCGCCACCACGCGGCCTCTTGGACAGTCCGGCGCGATCGCCTGGAACAAACTCGGCAGCGATGTCGACATCACGCCGCTCGTGTCCACCACTCTCGCCCTGTATGGGGCGTTCACGACGAAACGACATCCGGGAAGACGACAGGAGGTGATGTTCTGATGTTGTTCTACATGGCCGACGGCACAACGGTAAGTGTCGCTCCGAAATTCACCGGCAGCAGCTACCTCGACACCGCAAGCGGAAACGTCGGCACCATCCTCGGCGTCGACGACGAGGACATGCCCATCATCCACGAACTGTTGCGCGTGTGGCGTGAGAAATACCCACGCAACCTGATCCGCGGAGCCTACTACGACTGCAAGGAACGATTCAAAGACTTCGGAATCTCCATCCCCGACCAGATCAAAAACAAGGTCGAGGCGATGATCGGATGGCCCGAACTGGCCGTCCGATCATTGAGCGACCTGAGCGACCTGGAAGGGTTCAGCGTATCCGGCGACGACACGATGGGCGTCAACGACCTGTTCGAGGACAACCAATTGGACGTGGCCACGTCAGAACTGATCGTATCCGCTTACAAGCACTCATGCAGCTTCCTGACCATCGCCGCAGACCCGGAGAATCCGGACCGGATCAGCATGATCCCACGCTCCGCCGACTGGTCCGCTGGAATCTGGGACCGACGCAACCACCGTCTGGCCGCGGCATTGACCATCACCGAGGACGACAAGGACGGACGAATCTGCGCGTTCAACGTGTGGCTCCCCGGCAAGGTCTACGAATGCTCCGGCCACCTGACCCCATGGCGGGCGGAGAAAATCGAAACGAACTTCGACCAGCCGACTGCCGTCGCGCTCGCCTACGACAGGCAGATGGACCGGCCATTCGGCCACAGCCGCATCAGCCGTTCGCTCATGAGCCTCGTCGACGCCGGATTCCGCACCGTGGTCCGCATGGAGGCGTCGGCCGAATTCTATTCCGTTCCGAAACTCTGGTTCATCGGAGCGAACAGGGACGCGTTCAGCAGCAACACATGGACGAGTCTCATCCAGGCGATCAACGCGATCACCGCGGACGAGAACGGAGAGCTTCCCCAACTGCATCAGGTGCAGCAGGCGTCCATGACGCCCCATTCGGACATGCTCAAGACCTTGGCCATGCTCGTCGCCTCGCAGACCCGAGTGCCGGTCGACTATCTGGGCATCACGTTGGACAATCCGACCAGCGCCGAGGCCATGGCATCCGCCGAACGACGGTTGACGCGCATCGCCGACAAGCAGAACGTGGCCTTCGGACGGGAACTCAAACGGGCCATGGGCATCGCCGTGGCATTGCGCGAAGGCGCGAACACGATACCCGACTCCATGCGCGACGTGCATCCGGTATGGGCGCCCACAAGGGAAATCTCCGACGCGGCGCGCGCCGACGCGTTCACGAAGATCGCCGACAAGATCACCGGCTACGCCGACTCCGATGTCGGACTCGAACGTCTCGGCCTGACCCGCGAGGAAATCACCCGCCTACGCGCCGACCAGCAACGGCAGAAATCGGAACAACGCATCGACCAGCTCATGGACAGAAGCGCGGCGTCCTCGGAGGTGACGGATGGATCTGAACAATCTGGATCTGCCGGAACCGGCGAAAGCGCAGCTTCGTCAGAAACTGGAGAAACTGCATAGGGATTACGAGACTGATCTTGAGAATCTGACAGACGACGCCACCGACGCGATGGAATCCGCGAAACCGTTGGAACGACAAGACATAGTGCTCAGGTACACCCGCGATGCGTCCGAACGATCACGCAGGTACTACACTGACACCAGGAACCTGTGGCAGAAATACGCCGGCATCAAAATGCCGCCCTACGTCTCATCTACTTGCGACGAATATGAAGTGCTATACCGTCAGGTAGGCGGTTTCACTGGAACCGATTGGAATGGGCATAACTACACTAATTTGAAGCATGGCAACGCCAACGGGCTGACTGTTGAAGACCTTTGGCCCGACCTGAAGACGGTGGACGACTGGCAGCAGTTCATTGCCGACATGATGAGCAGGTCTGTACGATTGACCACGCAGAACAACCGCGACGCCGACGAGACGCATCCTGGATGGGCACGCGTCCCACGAGGCTCCAATCCTTGTGCATTTTGCGTGATGCTCGCCAGCCGAGGATTCGCATACACCAGTGAGGAAAGCGCGGACTTCGGCGGCTCTTTCCATAACGGCAAATGCCGTTGCATTCCCGTGTGCAGCTGGGGCAAGGACAAGATCTTCGGCTATGACCAAGCGAAGTATAAAGCCATGTACGATCAGGCCGTGCAAGCCATCAACGGCAACGCATTGGGAAAGAATTGGAAGTCCTCCGCCGAGGAAGCCGGAATCAAGTTGGATTCGGCCGACGCGAATACCGTCACATTCGTTATGCGTCATAAGTTCCCTAAGCAATTGAGCGACGGGATCATGCCGAAGAAACGTGCGTCTTTCAAAGTCGAACATGATTTCACCGGCATGCGCGACGAGAAATCATTAAGCAAGAAAGGATGGGATGGAAGGCAGAAGGCGCTTGGCGTCCCAGTAGACGCAGACGTCCTTGAGATGCATGAAATCGTGTTCCTGGAACATTTCAAGTCACTCGGACAGCATTACGAATGGATTCCACGCGATACTTTGGGGCACAAATCGACGAATGACTTGAAATGGATTGAGCAAGACCTTGAGTGCGAGGTTAAGTCATCTCGGCAAAAACGCCCAGACTACGGATCCATTTCGAAGAACATCTCAAAAGCGGTATCCAAAGCCGAGCAGCATGGTGTCGTGAAGGATGCATTCATTGTGGATCTCACTGGATACTCGGCTCCGGAGAAACTGGTGACGCAACTTTCCCGCTATAACGCGCTGCATAAGAAAAACAAGATCAGACGTTTGTTCCTATTGGACAACAACGGGATGAGAGAAATCGAGCTGCAATAAAAACCCGGAGGCACTCCCGCACGAATAGGCTATTATTTCAAGTCTGCACGGGACCTCCGGTACTTCTATTTTACCAAAAACCATTGATTTCGGTGGATTGCCAGAGCAGACGAATGGACCCGACTGTAACTCGGGCGCTTCACAGCCGCGCAGGTGCGAATCCTGCATCCACCACTCGGCCAGCCATTCAGGTTGGCGGCGACCATGCGCCGTATCGCGTGGGAGGACCATACAGCGCACCGTGGCGCGGTCGAACTCGAATCCACGGGAAACAGCAAAGGAGAGCAGCATGTCCATCAGATTCCGATTCCCGGCACACATCCGTCTCATCGACGGCGGTGGCGACGAGGGCGGTTCCAATGACGGTGGCGACGGCGGTGAGCCGAGGTCGTTCACCCAGGAACAGGTCGACCAGATCGTCGAGAAGCGACTGGCCAAGGAGCGCGGCAAGTACAAGGACTACGACGAGCTCAAGTCCAAGGCCATGAAACTCGACGAGATGGAGAACGCCGGAAAGAGCGAAATCGACAAACTCAAGGAATCGAACGCGGCGCTGCGCAAGCAGATCGACGACGCCGCGGCCGAGAAGCAGCACGCGGAATGGGTGTCCGAAGTCGCCAAAGACAAGGACGTTCCGGCCGAACTGCTGCGCGGCGGAACCAAGGAGGAACTCGAGGCGCATGCGGACCTCCTGCACGCGGCGCTGCATCCGGCATCCAAGCCGCCTCAGGTGAGGAACCAGACGGGCTCTCCATCGCACCAGAACAACAACAAGGACGCCGAAGAGCTCTCGTACATCCACCAGCTCCTAGGCGAATAACCCAACCATCCGAAAGGACAAGTCATCATGGCGATGAAAACAGACCAGATCAAGCTCCCCGTGAGCGTGGCCACCGAAATCGTGAACAAGGCCAAGGACACCAGCACCATCGCGTCCCTGAGCCCCAGCACGCCACAGATCTTCTCCGACGCCGACTACCTCGTGTTCAACGGCAAGAGCGAAGCCGAGGTAGTGGCCGAAGGCGCGGTCAAGAGCAGCTACGAGCAGACCGTGGACTCCGTCGTGGCGAAGCGCTTCAAGGTGCAGACCACCACCCGCGTCACCAGCGAACTCCAGTGGGCCGACGAGGACAACCAGCTGCAGATCATCCGCAGCATCCAGGCCGATCAGGCAGCCGCACTGGGCCGCGCCCTCGACTACGTGATCTACCATGCGATCAACCCCAAGACCGGTGAGGCGCTCTCCGGATTCGACCCATTGAGCACGTCCGCCGTGCAGGTGATCGCCACCGAGGATGAGATCGGCAACGTGGACGCTTTGGCCGACGCGCTGAACGACTCCTACGACATCAACGGTGTCGCCCTGTCCAAGACCTGGGCGTCCCGCCTGCGCAAGCTGCGCGTCCCCTCCACCGGCATGCGCTTCTACCCGGAGATCCCGCTGAACCTGCAGGCCGGCAGCCTGGACGGCATCACCGCCGCGACCTCCGGAACCGTCAACGGCCGACTGGCCAAGACCCCGACGAAGGTGCTCGCGTTCATGGGAGATTTCAGCCTCATCAAATGGGGCATGGTCCGCGATCTGACCAGCGAGATCATCGCCTACGGCGATCCGGACCAGACCGGCGTGGACCTGAAGGCCCATAACCAGATCGCATACCGCACCGAGGCGATGTACGCGTTCGCGATCATCGATCCGAAGGCGTTCGCCGTACTCAAGGCCACGGAATGAGGTGAACGATGAGTTTCCCCATCCAGACCCTTGTGGTCAATCCGTCAGGTAAGAAGAAGCATACGATCGGACCGTTGGACGCGCAGGTGAGCCTTGTCAACAAGGATGGCACGGACTTCTCCGCCGGATCCAGCGCCTACGAGCTGCCGGCGGCCGGCGAGGACACCCTCGGCGGCATTAAGCAGTACGCGCCCGAACAAGCGATCGGCAACGTCGACAGCAACATCGCCGAGGCCGCGGCGGACACTCCGACCAAGGACGAATTCGACAAACTCGTCACCGCGTTCAACACGTTGGCGAAACAGTTCGACGACATCATCGCCGGCCTCGTATCCGCCGGGGCGGTCAAACTGCCGGACAAGAAGTGACCATGACGGACGAACCCGACATGTTCGCCACCTCCGACGATCTCGAACGGAGATGGCACAAGCTCACCGACGAGGCACGCGAGAAAGCCGACACGCATCTCGCGGACGTGACCGACTACATCAAGGAACGCTCCCCGAACTGGCGGCGGCTCCTCGACGAACGGCCACGACTGTTGACGAAGATCACCTGCGACATCGTCCGCAGGATCATGCAGGCCGACCCGTACGACATTCCCGGCGGCATCACGCAGATGAACCAGACCACCGGCAGCTTCAGCGAACAATACAGTTTCGGAGCGCCCACCGGCGACCTCTGGCTGCGCGACGACGAGAAACGCATCCTCGGCATCAACGCGCAACGCGCGTTCAGCGTCGACATGGCAACGGGGGAGACGTCCTAGTGGAAACCATCGAAATCTGGCGCGGCCAGCCCACCACCGACACGGACGGCAACCCCATCCAAGGCAAGCCAGCCCGCGTCGGCGCATTCCAGGCCTTGGTCGCCCCGACCTCCACCATCGACCAGGTTGAGGAGAACGCCAGTCCACGGACCATCGAATACACGATCCACATCCGCGGTAGCCAACCATCCGGCATCCAAGCCACCGACCTGATCAAAGTCAGAGGCATCCTCCTGCCCGTCAAAGGAAAACCGCAAGTGTGGAACAACCTCCACGGACGCCACATCGGCGACGTCATCACCGTGGGCGAACGGGAAGGATAAGCATGGCCAAACGATGCAGATTCGTATTCAACCGCAAGGCGTTCAGCCAACAGGTCCTCAAAAACGAGACATTGCGCTCGCGCATGAGGGACGCGGCCGAAGCCGCCGTAGAGGATGACCGTTGCATGGTCCGCGACCATGACGGCAAGAACCGCAGCGGCGTGGCGATCATCTGCCCGGCACCGGTGGAGAAGGCGCACGGCACGCTAGAGGACACGCTCGGAAGGATGCGCGTATGAGCATCCCGGTCACTCCCCGCCGCACGGAGCCGCTGCTCCTGCCCAAACTGAGGACACTGTTCCCGGACGTGACGTTCGACACCATCGAACGAGCCGACCTCGAACCGCCCTTCACCGAAGCCACTCTGGCCGACTCCATGCAGGGCATGAGCACTCCAATCTCGCAGTACGTGCGGCTGCGGTTGAGCGTGCGATGCATGAGAGAGGACCATACGGGCGACTGGGACAAGGCCGCACGCCTGTGGGCCGACATCGCGAGGGAGATCATCGGGCTCGGAAACGTCGCGCCGCTCATCGACGCGTCACTCGAATCCGGGCCGGTACGCATGACGGACGAGGACAAGAGGCTGGTGTGCGCGTACGGCGTGCTCCTGCTCGAGGTCACCGTCAACTGAAACACAACCAAAGACAACGTGCCGCCACACGCGAAGAACGGAAAGGTGCAGACGAATGTCTGACAACAACGAAAAAACCATCGTCGCCGCGCAGGGCGCGACCGACTACGGGTACGTGTCCAGCGGCAACACCGCAGGCAACGTGCGCCTGATCAAGAACTACGCGCTGTTCCTGTTTCCAAAGGGCACCACCACGTTCATGGCTCCGACCGGAGTGGCCTGGACCCCGCCGTCCGGCAAGAAGCCGATCGGCTACTCCACGGAGGACGGCGCCGTACTGCATCCGGAACCGGGCGACAGCACCGACTACAAGGCCCACAACGGCGACATTGTGCTGTCCGACACGGATCCGGGCTACTGGACCCTGCAGCTCGCCGCCATGGAGGGCCGCAAGGATGTGGTGTCGGCCTACTTCGACGTGGACGTCGATTCGGACGGCGGCATCAGCATCAAGGGCGCCGGATTGAAGAAGGAGTGGATCCTCGTGCTGGTCGCGCTCGACCAGCAGGACCGTCCGTTCCTCCTGTACGGCACCAACGCGAAGGTGAGCGACCGTGACGACGTGAGCCTGAAATCCAGCGAGATCATGAACTTCAGCATGACGTTCAAGATGCTCAAGGGCACCAACGGCGAACAGTTCCACGCATGGGGCCTCGTCACTGAAGACGCCAAGTGACCCATTGATTCTTCCCGTGCGGCCGATGGCGGTCGGCCGCACGGGACACCCATTCAACCGCCAACCATTAGAACGGAGCCAACATGAGCGACAAAGAATACCATGTCGTGGACGTAGACCTGGACGACGCGGAGGAACTCAAACCGGACGTGCACCTCGAGGTCGCCGGCGCGAAACTCGACCTGCCGAACCTCAACAACGCGGAACTGCCCATCGAACTCGTCCAGGCCATCCTCCTGGTCAAAAGCAAGCCAATGCTCTCCGACGAGGAAACCACGGCCTGCGTGAGCACGTTCCTCGCCTACTTCCAGACGATGCAGCCGAACTTCTGGAACGTGCTGCGCAAGACCAAACGTCCGATGGCCTACCTCACCGCGACCATCAAGGCGTGGGCCGAGGAATCCGGACTGGACCCAAAAGCGTTTACCTCGCCCACCTCTGGAACAACAATCGCGCGGCACTAGCCTACGACTGGATCCGAGCGTACGGGCAGATCTACAGGCCCGTACGCTTCCGGGAATGGGTTGAAGGCCAACGTCCACGAGTCGATTGGGGACTCGCCTGGGCGTTGACCCGCGAAATCCTCAAAGACCATACGAGCCACTCGTGGATGGCGTTGCAGAACGCCGTCTACGCGCCCGACGGAGCCGAACAGGCGGTCTGGACGCTGTCCGGACAACGCAAACGCCCATGGTTCGACCACGAGCACGACCCGCTCCGCCCGCCAACCCCGACGCACAACCTCACCCGCCGTCAACGCGAGGACAGGGAACGGCTCAAAGCCTACTTCCACATCAACGACGACCTCTGATCCCGACCGCCATCGGAATCCCAACCTACGAATAAGGAAACACGATGGCAGCACAGGACATAGGCGTCGCATACGTCCACGTCGAACCATCCGGCAAAGGATTCGGCAAAAGCATCGAAGGCGACATCGGCGACGCCGTCAGCAAAGCCTCCAAGAAAAGCTCCAGCACCCTCATCTCGAAGATCGGCGGAGCATTCGGCAAAATCGGCAAGGTCGGCACAGGCGCGATCGCCACCCTCGCCGGCGGCATCACCGCATTGGCCGCCAAAGGCGGCTTCACCCGCGCCCTCAACATCGAGAACGCGCAGGCCAAACTCAAAGGCCTCGGCCACGACAGCGCGAGCGTCACCGAAATCATGAACGACGCGCTCGCATCCGTCAAGGGCACCGCGTTCGGATTGGGCGACGCCGCGACCGTCGCGGCCAGCCTGTCGGCCTCCGGCGTCAAGGAGGGCGGCGAGCTCACCAAGGTCCTCAAGACCGTGGCCGACACCGCGCAGATCAGCGGCAGGAGCCTGACCGACATCGGCACGATTTTCGGATCGGTCGCCGCTCGAGGAAAACTCCAGGGCGACGACATGCTCCAGCTCATGTCGAGCGGCATCCCGGTCCTCCAAATGCTCGGCAAGCATCTGAACAAGACCAGCGCCGAAGTGTCCGACATGGTCTCGGACGGCAAAATCGACTTCCAAACCTTCGCCGACGCCATGCAGGAAGGCCTAGGCGGCGCCGCACTATCCGCAGGCACCACATTCACCGGCGCCCTGGCCAACGTGAAAGCCGCGTTGAGCCGACTCGGAGAAACAGCCGCCACGCCAGTCCTCGACGGCTTACGCGGCCTGTTCAACCAAGCCATCCCACTCATCGACACATTCACCGCGGCCGTCACACCAACCCTGCAAAAAGTCGGCGCGGCACTCCAACAAGGTCTCGAGAACGCGATACCCGACACACAGGCGAAACTCAAAAACCTTGGCGACACGATCTCCAACATTCCCGGCTTCCAGATGCTCGCCTCGGCGACGGCCAGCCTCAAAAGCCAACTCACTGGCCTCTGGAACGCAATCACATCACTCATAGGCGGACTCAACAATGGCGGCGAAGCCGCCACAATGTTCTCCACAACCGCCGGCGCGCTCGCGGGAGTGGTCGCTTCGGTCGCGCAGGCGTTGTCGAACGCGGCGGGATGGGCGAAGACGTTCGTCAACACGTTCATCGAGACGGGCGCGTTGCAGCCGTTCCTTGAAAGCCTGACCGGCGTCATCTCCGGATTGGGCTCGCTGGTTTCCGGATTGGCGGCCGCGGTCTCGCAGGCCTTCGGCTTCAACGACAGCGCGCGCACCGCCAGTTCCGCGGCGCAGAGCTTCGCCGGACTGTTGAACACTTTGACCGGCGTGCTCATGACGGTGGGAGGCTGGCTGCAGTCGGTCGGACAGTGGGCGCAGCAGAACGGCGCACTGGTATCCGGCGCGTTGAAAGCCATCACCATTGCATTGCTCGCGGTCAAAGGCTGGGATATCGTCTCGGCCGGGCTGAAGACAGTTTCCGGTGGACTGAAGGCCATTTCCGCGACTGCCTCCGGTGTGGAGAAGACCGCTACGGCCGCGTTCGATCTGATCGGCAAGATCTCCGACGCGGGAAGCACGGCTGGAGCACTGAAGCAACTCGCCGGCTCGTTCAATATTGTCAAGGCAGCTCAATCGGCGTGGAGCTCGGTGACCAAGGCTGCTACCGCCGTGCAATTGGCATTCAGCGCTGCCTTGGATGCGAATCCGATCGGCATGCTTGTCGTAGCCATCGGCGCGGTCGTGGCCGCGCTGACATGGTTCTTCACCCAAACCGAAACGGGCAAACGACTCTGGAACAGCTTCGCCACATGGTTCATGGGAATCTGGAACCAGATCAGCACCGCATGCCAGCCAATCCTGCAAGCCATCGCCATATTCATCACCCAGACCATGAGCCAAATCCAGCAAATCTGGCAAACCGGATGGACACTCATCACCACCGTCCTCCAAAACGTCTGGAACGCAATCGGCCCCATCATCATGACCGCGCTCACCGCGATCATCACCGGCATCCAAACATTCATCACCATCATCACACCACTCCTGCAAGCCGGAATACAGAACATCCAAACCATCTTCCAAACCGCCGTCACAATCATCAGCACGGTCTGGAACGGACTATGGAACACCATATCCACCGTCGTACAAGGCGCATGGACCATCGTCACCACAGTCATCAGCACCGCACTCGCCGTCATCCAAGGCATCATCCAACTGGCGCTCGCGGTCGTCAACGGGAACTGGAGCGCCGCGTGGTCGGCCATCCAGGGCATCGTGTCGGCAGTGTGGGGCGGCATCCAAGGCGTCGTCTCCGCCGGCATCGGCATGGTCAGCGGAGTGGTATCCGCCGCATGCTCGACCATCCGGAGCGTGTGGGCCGCGTTGTGGAATGGCGTCGGAAGCATTGTGTCGAGCGTCTGGGGCGGCATCGTCGGCACCGTAAGCAACATGGTTGGCCGTGTCGGGAGCGTCGTGAGCGGGATCGGCGGAACCGTCCGGAGCGCGGTGTCCGGCGCGGGAAGCTGGCTCGTCAGCGCGGGACGCAACATCATCCAGGGATTGATCAACGGCATCACAGGAATGGTCGGCTCGTTGTATTCCAGCATCACCAACGCGTTGTCGGGCTTGGTGGACAAGGCCAAGAACGCTTTGGGCATCCATTCCCCGTCGCGTGTGTTCCGCGACGAGGTCGGCGTGATGGTCGGACGTGGCATGGCATTGGGCATCGACGATTCCGCGCATGTGGTCAGCCGTTCCATGGATTCGCTCGTCTCCACGATGAGCCTCTCCGACGCGGACTGGTCGAAGACCGGCAGGCTGAACGTCACGGCCGGCACCGGCGCCAATGCCGGCGACGGCGATCTGCGGGAACTCATCGCGGCCGTCGAATCGTTGCACGACGACCTCGGATCGATCATCGCCAGGTGTACGCCGACGATAGGGGACCGCGACTTCGCAAGGAAGGTGAGAAGTGCAATCGCTTGAATACGCGTGCGCCGCCACAGGTGAGCGAATCGGCTTCGAAGGGCCTCTGTACGGCGAAACGCTCACGGGACTGCGCGGCCGCGTCTGGGACTACAGCATCGGCGCACGCGGCCTGACCGGCATCACCCGCGGCGCGCGCGAGGAGACCGTCGCCGTGAAGATCCACGACTCGACCGCCACGCTCGACCTGCTGCGCCGCCTCGCCGACGCCGACATGGCCGCCGGCACGCCAGGCACCCTCGTGGCCGACGGCGAATGGGAGACCAGGGCGTGGATCGCGAAGAGCGAACCGCAGTCCATCACGCCCACGATGGTCGAGACGCAGCTGACCATCGTGCTTGCAGACGGCGTGTGGCGGCGCGGGACCACCGAACACCACGACCCGCGAGCCGACAAGGCCGGCGGCGACCTCGACTACCCGTACGACTACCCGCACGACTACGCCGGCATGAGCATCCTCGACACCGTGGCCAACGCGACCGGCATGCCGCAGCCGGTGAAGCTCACGATCTTCGGCCCGTGCGTCAACCCGTACATCATCATCGGCACGAACCGGTACGAGGTCGACGCGACCATACCGGCTGGCAGCAGACTTGAAATCGACGCGGCCTCCGATAGCAGAACCGTCACGATGATCTCGGACACCGGCCTGCGCACCAACCTCTTCGGCAAAGCCGTGCGAGGCACCGGACGCGGATCCGGAACCTACATCTTCGAACCGCTGCCGCCCGGCACGAGCACGATCAGCTGGGCCGGCGGATTCAAATTCGACCTGACCGCCATCGAAGAGAGGAGCGAACCGCCATGGACCTGATCGTCACCGACACGAACGGCACGCCGTCCGGCTCGTACGCCTCATGGACGCTTGACCTGGCATACGGGTCGGGGGAGAACGACTTCGACCTCCGATGCCCGGCACGTCTGCAGCCCGGATGCCGGTGGTGGGTCGACGGGACAGGCTGGGGCGGCATCGTCGACGACGTGAAGACCAGCGTCACCGGCGGCGAGGGCGAGCTCAACTACCACGGGCGCGACTGGCACGGCCTGCTCGCCTCGAAGATCCTCGAACCCGACAAGGGCAAGGACTACCTGACCATGAGCGGCACGATCGGCACGCTCCTGCGCACCATCATCTCCCGTATCGGACTGCAGGACATCATCACCGTCACGGAAGGCACGTCCAAAACCGCAAACTGGCAGTTCGACCGGTACTGCGACGCGTGGAGCGGCCTGTCCAAGATGCTGCGCGCATCAGGACTGCGGCTGCGCATCACCGCAGCGCAGAACGGCGTGACGGTCGACGCGCCGCCGATCACGGCCGCCGGCGGCCTCATCGACTCCGACCTCATCGACTTCGACGCGACCCTCGCCTCGCATCCGATCAACCACCTGATCTGCCTCGGCAAGGGCGAACTCAAGGACAGGATCGTCGTCCACTGGTACGCCGACCAGAAAGGCACGCTCAGCCACACGCAGACCATCAAAGGCGCGGACGAGCGCACAAGCGTCTACGAGCTCAGCAACGCCGACGCCGCCGAACTCGAGACCAAAGGCAAGACAAAGCTCCAGGAGCTGCGAGATACAGGCAGCATCGACGTGGACGTTACCGACGGCATCGACCTCGACGTGGGCGACACCGTGACCGGCCGCGACAACACCACCGGCATCAAGGTCACCGCCGAAATCACCAAAAAAATCATCAAAATCGAAGACGGCATCCCGACCGTAACCTACGAGGCGACCACCGCATCCACGGAATCGACCGGCGAGACCGGCGGCGGTGGGTCAAGCTCCGGAGACGGCCACGCCTACTACGCCGGCAGCGGCCTCACCCTCTCCAACTGGACGTTCAGCGCCGATGTGACCGCCGCCGACCTCGAAACGGTCCGCAAAACCGCCACCGAAGCCAACAAGGCCGCATCCGACGCCTCGGCCGAAATCGGAGGCGCCAGAGACCTCGCCAAACAGGCCGGCGTAAAAGCCGACACGGCCACCACCACGGCGCAGAACGCGTTGGCCGCGGCGCAGGCGCGAGTCTTGGACATCACTGCATCGGCTCCAGTCACAGTGACCCGCACCGACGAGACGGCTGCCATCACCGTCGCACAGGCCACATCATCGGCGGACGGGCTCCTTGCCGCCGCAGACAAGAAGAAGCTCGACGGCATCCAGTCCGGCGCGAACAAGTACACGCTGCCAGTGGCATCCACCGCCACCCTCGGCGGCGTCAAACCCGATGGCACGACCATCACCATCGGCCCGGACGGCACCATCACCGCGCAATCCAGCGCGACAGCGGCATCCTTCCTCGCCGCACACCCAATCGGCTCGCTCTACTGGTGCGTCGCCGGAGACCCCAACGACCAGGGCGGCACATGGAAGGAAATCCACACCATCATCGGCGGACACGTCTGGCAAAGACTCGCCTGAAAGGAACATCATGGCAAAAACCACGAACATCACCAAATACACATGCGACCGCTGCCACGACAGCGCATACCTCACCGACGGAGATCCGCGCACGTCGAGCGACTGGCACCAGATCAAACACACCACCGCGGACGGAGTGACGCAGGAGGCGCTGGCATGCACCTCATGCCAGCAGGAATTCAAGAAACTCGCCGCCACGCAGGACGCGGCCTACACGGCATGGCTTACCGAGGGAAAGGACTGACATGACCACCACGCTCATCACAGGCAAGGGCGGCACACCGCACATCACCAGCGGCGACATGGGCGCCATGCAGGCCGGAATCATCGGCAACGGCAGCTACCTGCTGCAGGGTAGCGACGGCACTTTCCCTACGGTGACCATGCAAGATGCGAATCACGCGCTGATCCCCGTCCTCAACCTCGTGGTCGAAGGACGATACGCGCGCGTCACCGAGGCCGAGACCGCGACCATCGAAAGCGGCGTGAGCGGCCGGAACCGCAACGACCTCGTCTGCCTCAAATACACGCGGAACGGTCAGAACATCGAGACCGCTGCCATCGCCGTGCTCAAAGGCACGCCAAACACCGGAACGGCCGCCGATCCGACCGTCCCGTCGGGCAGCATCCACTCGGCCTCCGGCACGGTGTGGATCCCGATCGCCCGCATCCCGATCAGCGGGATCACGCCAGGCACGCCGGTCATGCTCATCAAACAGCTGCCTCCCATGTCGAAGCTGTGGGATTCCGTAACCCCGATTCGTTTCACGAAACTGACCTCCGACCCGGAATTCGCAGTCAGTGGATGCGTTGTCAATGGCTTGGCGACCGTCTACTGCCGGTGGGTCAACAAAGGCCAATTCGGGAAGAAGGCGTGGGATTGTGTGCCTTTGGCAAGCATGGACGTGAATGCCAAGCTGGAGGGCTTCAGCGTTTTCATGGACAGTTTTCAGGGCAGTCAGATGCAGAATCGTTTTCTGTACATTGCGGGAAGCACGGTTTACTTCCGCACATCGTATGATGTGACCGTTCCCGCAAACACATGGCATGTCGGCAGCGTATCGTTCCCGGTCGCGACGGTTTAGGCCGTGATGTACGAGGCGGATGTGATGAAACCTTCTCCGTTCTGGCTGCCACCAAGATTCCTGTAGGTGAATTTGCCGTCCGGCAGTATGGTGAAATCTCGTTGGCTGCTACCGTCACGCCCACTGTACGCCCACCTCGTCTTAATCAATGGACGCCAGCCAGCCGGCAGGACGCCGAAATTGCCGGTATCCCATGATGCCGTGGCGGCGCTCTTCCATTCCACGAGGATTTGCGCCACGTTCCCGGCTTTCACGCCCGTCACCTTGCCATACTGGCAGGTGATAAGCGTCTGGGTTACGGAAAGCTATTTCACCGGCCAGCAGCCGCAGACGCGGAAATAGTATCCGCTGTTCATGCTGCCGCTGATCGTGACCTTGCCGTCAGAGTCGAAGGACAAGGCTCCATGCTGCCCGTTCATACCTTCCAGCAGTATCGCGCCTTCATTCTCCGGCAGAAAACCGGCGTCCATCGTCTCATTCACGGTCTGGCCGTTGGCATTGATGTTGGATGTGAAGGACGTGTTGCCAAAAGCGAACGCCATCATGCCGACCTTGGCGAGATGTACCGTCATTCCGTAGGGCCCATGCCAGATCTGCCGTTCAAGGGTTACGGAAAACTACTGCTTCGCGTCGAAGACGTGGACAGTCACGGCGATGCGATAGCTCAGCGACGTGCCGCTGGCGTTCCATGCGACAAGCTGAAATCCTTTTGCCGAATGACTGTTCGTAATCATCGAAATGTTGTTGAACGACGGCACTTTGTTTTTAGCGTCGTTCATCAACTGCAATTCAACGGAGTATGAATTCCAGTTTGCCGCTTCGATCGGCAGTTTGATGTCTATTGACGTGTTCGTGTTCGGCTTGAAGATCATGGACGTGACGCAGTAGGCGTCATAGCCTCTAGGCCGCGCGACCACGACCCATTCACCAGACTGGAATACGGAAAGCTATGCGACCCCGATAATGAGCCGCTCCCATGCCCGCTGCAGACTTCTCAGCACGGACAAATCGGGGCGGAGATAGTAGCGGGCGGTTGTCTTGATGTCGCTGTGACCGAGTTGTCGTGCGACCACTGAGATATCGGCTCCCGCAGCGATTGCCAGAGTGCCGAAGGTGTGCCTGAGGTTCCTTGGCGGCACGCAGGGGAGTTTCATGCGTTGGCACCATGACGTGTAATGAGCTGCCACCTGGTTGGCGTTCAGATCGCCGACCAGCCTGCCGGTTCTGCCGTGGCGCAATTGCGCGAGCCGTTTGACTGCGAACCGTGGTAGTGCGACCGTCCGTCGGCTCTGGTCGGTCTTCGGGTCGGTGACCGTTTCATGTCCAGCGACCCATTGCACTGACCTTTTGACGGTCACGGTTCCCCGGCGTAAATCCAAGTCGGCCCATTCAATGCCGACGGACTCGCATCGGCGCAGTCCCGCGCAGACGGAGACCAATAACCAGGCTTCCAACGCGTGACCGTAGAAGCCTTTGAGCAGCCGTCTTACCTGTCTGGCGTCGAGCACGCGCGGCTCATACCGCCGCAGGTGCGGCAGTCTGATTTCACGACGTGTCACGTCATTGTCGGTGACTCCCTTGCGATAGGCGAGTCGGAGTATCGCCCGCAGCACGGCCCACGCCTTGCGCGCGGCGCCGGCCTGATTGAACGAGCCGAGCCACTCCTCGATGTCGTTCGCGGTGATCGACTCCATGTCGACGTCAGCCCATTTCGGCTGGATGTGGCAGCGGTAGGCCGACTCGTAGCCCACCCTCGTGCACTCGCGGAGCTTCCCGCAGGAGGGCCACCAGACCTCATTCACAAACGTTCCCAACAACATTTCAACCTCCAAAATCCCACACGTGGTTATCGCGGCTTCCAACGGTAGCCACGTGTGGGATTTTCCTTTCGGAAGGATTCCCAATGAGCCAGGAAACCATCGTCGCAATCGTTATCGCCATCATCGGCAGCGGAGGCAGCGGCGTGTTCGTCACCTGGATTCTGAGCAAGGTCGACCAACGTCACGATCCACTGCATGAGGGCGTCAGGGAACTGTTGTTCTGCAAACTCGAGGCTCTGCACCGTCAGATGGTCGATGCAGGTGGTGTTGCGAGCATTCCGTTGAAGCAAAGCGCGGAACGAATATATGCCGCTTACCACGGTCTGGGCGGCAATGGAACCGGAACCTCGATGATCCAAGACATACGTGACGCGCATATCGCGAACACAGATTGAAAGATTCAAAAGATTTCCACACCGTCCGTACAAGGCGGACGGTACGGACAAAGGAAAGGAGAGGAATTGAACATCCTCAACAAAGGCAAGCCGAAACACAAGCACATGAATCCACGCCGACAATGGCGCAAGCTACTGACCGCGCTCGCGGTCGCCATATCCATGGCGGTCGCGCCGGCCGCGATGGCCGATATGAACGGATACGACATCTCGAACTGGCAGTGCGGCATCGACACCGCGACCGTGCCGGCAGATTTCGTCATCGTCGGCACCACATGGGGATCCGGCGGCGTGTACGGTGGTTGCCTGTCCAACGGCGTCAACACCGACGCGAACCGACAACTCGCCGGAGCCATCAACAGTGGTAAGGAGACCGGCATCTACCATTACGCGCGCGGAGGCAACCCGGAGACCGAAGCCCGGTTCTTCGTCGACAATGTGCGCGGATACGTGCACAAGAGCGTCCTGATCCTCGACTGGGAGGCGCAGGACAACGCCGCCTGGGGCGACAAGCAGTGGCCACGCAGGTGGGCCCGCGAGGTCAAGCGACTGACGGGCGTGAACCCCATCATCTACACGATGGACTCCGGCTACTGGCAGGTCGCCGGCATGGAGACCGAACTGAACTGCGGCATCTGGATCGCACAGTACGCGACGAACCTCGTCACCGGCTACCAGACCGCCCCGTGGAACATCGGAGCGCGCGGCGAGGTGATGAGGCAGTACACGTCCAACGGCAGTCTCAGCGGCTGGTCAGGACGCCTCGACCTGAACAAGTTCCGCGGCGACCGCACGGCATGGCGCAAGTACGCGAACCCTGACGACAAGGGCGCGGCGGATCTGCCGAGTGTCAAGCCGAAACCTCAGCCCACGACCGCTCCGGCGGTCGACCTGAACGCTTTGGCCACGCGCACCATCCGCGGCGATTTCGGCAATGATCCGGCCCGCAGGCAGGCGTTGGGTGGCAATTACGCGGCGGTCATGCAGATCGTCAACAGTCGCCTCGGCGGAGGTTCCGGCGGAACGGCCGCCACGGGTTCGCGTAGCGTCGTGGTCCGTTCCGGCGACACCATGAGTGCTATCGCCGCGAGGACCGGACTCCAGCCGGTGTCTGCCTGGCGTGTGCCGAGCGGTGACATCAACAGGATTTATCCGGGACAGATCGTCACCTATGGCGGCACGTCCGTGTCCACCGCTTCGAGCGGGGTCGGAGGCCATGTGGTCCGTTCCGGCGAAAGCCTGTGGAGCATCTACGGCTCCGGCTGGCAGTCGGCTGCCGCACGCAATGGCATCCGCAGCCCATACGTTATCTATCCCGGACAGTACCTGCGCTGAAACTCCCGTCTCCACAACTTTAAGCGTTGTGGAGACGGTTGCCGCAATGTTTAAGGAGGTGAAAAATGGATGAATCCAATAGCCCGCAATCCGATTACCTGCTGCCGGGCAGGGTATACGACATACTCAAGTGGCTCGCGTTGATCGCTTTGCCGGCCGTCGCATGGCTCGTCGGAGCGGTCGGCCCGCAATGGGGACTGCCACACTGCGGCGAACTCGTTACGACCATCAACGCGATCGGTTTGTTCGTCGGCGCTCTAATCGGCGTGAGCCAGCTCACGGCAGCCAAGCCGGACAGTTCCAACGAAAAATAAGTGTTGCACCTGTTTCAGGCCCAACACTTAACCGTGAGTGATTCGTACCCTCATGTAACACGCGCCCCTCTCTCAGCATTGCTGGGGGAGGGGCTTTTTCTTTATTCCGCATACAAACCGCATACAAAGACCGTCACGTTGCGTTCCATACAGTCATAACCAGTCACAATTTACAGGATGGCAAAAGCGTTGAAATACCAACGTTTCTCAATCTCCAAACATTCTGTCAAACCAAACCTAAAAACCACCAGATATAACAGAATGTCGCAGGTTCAAATCCTGTCAGCCCGACCAAAACCGTTGGAAACAAAGGTGTTTCAGACGGTTTGAAAAATCCTTTCTCCGGTTTCCGGTACAAACACGACGATCGCGGGAATTCCTCGTGGCATTTTGTGATATTCGCATAGTTCTGTCCGCCTGGGTTTTCAAACGGAAATGGTATGGATGGCATTTGATTGTCGAGTTCGAGCAAGATACGGGTGCTGTATGGCGAGATTGAAGCGTTGTTTTCCTCGGGTTTTGGATACGATAAGCCCT